ATCATTGCAAGTGTGCTGGATCATGGCGTATTTCACGCCGTCCTCGAAAATCACATCAACCTTTTCAAACTGCGTCTCGGTGCGGGCGGGGCGGAAGCTGACAAGGAGTTGGTAAATCGTAGCCCCGCTCACAACCGTCTCCCCGGCTCCGCCGCCCGTCTTGGAGTAGCTTTTCGGCCATGTTGCCCAACGCGGCCCGCTTTTAAGGGTGGCGCTTGTTAGTGATAGGTATGCGCCGACAACTACCTCCAGCCAGATTACATCCGTGCCGCTGGTAACGGAAACTGGATCGTGCGTCGGCACCGCAAAGTTGGTGATGTCAACTTGCTTATCCCATTGCTTACTCGTGTTGTCCCATTCGCTATTCGCCATACCCCAAAGGGTGGAAAGCGGGTTGAAGTCCACGTAAAGCCGTTTGCACCGCCCCTGCTCATTTGTGTCCGCGCCAGTGATGAACGGCTGCCAAGGTGTCAGCTTCGTGGGGTGAAACGCGCCGAAGTCGGCAATGTGATTGGCGTTGGCAACTTCGACGAGTGAGAGACGGTCGCCGCGTGCGTTGCCGACAATCATTTGCAGCGGGTTTTGTGCGCCGTTGGCAACTTCTAACGCCTCAATCATGTTGTTGGCGTGATTCAGCGCATCCACCACCTTGTTTAAGTGGTCGCGCTGTTTCACATTGCCGCCTTCAAACTGCGGGATGTTCTTTGCTTCGGCGTCAATGCGTGGCATCGGTTACGGCTGCGATTGGTTCAAGTTGATATTCCAAAGGAGAGATGCGAAATCGAACGGCATGATGACAACCTGATTCTTTTCCTCGCATAGATAATATTGCCCTTCCTGTGTCCATGTTGGCCCTTCATTGACAATGTTAGCAATGCCGTTGAATAGATATTCTTTCGCAGGGAACGCGGCGGGAACCAGCTCGCCCGTGTCTGGATCAACGCCATAATAGACGGGCACGTTGCTGATGCGCGGCTGAGACAACGGCACGATAGCAATGCCGCCGCGTGCGCCCGTCTGATTGACAATCTGGATGGTCGGCGTGATGCCACCAAGTTCCTGCGGATACGTGGCAACGGATGGACGATTGCGTAGCACGTATTTGATGCCGACGCCGGGTGCTTTGTAGGTGAGCGTAGTTGTCGGCTTCGTGTAGGTGATATTAAGCGCGGTAGTCAGTTGCTCCGTCACGCTATCCTTGTAATCGAGTTGCACGGTCTGCGTGCTCATGCCGCCCCCGCTGATAATCGGCGCTGGCAGCTTGCCGTCAAACGTGCCTTTGTAGTTCACATCCACTTCCGCCCATGCCCGTCCTTTGTTGATCGTGTAGTTGCCAAGGGTGAGCGCGTTGTATTCTTCATCCGGCTTGTTGCGATTCTTGCGCAGCGTCTTGATGAAATCAGGAATGTTCGCCACTTTGCCGCTATACTTTCGCGTGATGGAGTCCAGCCCCCATGCGTCAATCGTAAGCTGTGCGCCGGGTTGCTCGACAAATGTTTCGCCGTTGGTGTTGAGGTAGATCATTTAGCTAGGAGTTTCTCGATGGCGGCCACAATTCCGTCTATGTCATCCTTGTTAAACCGCGCCTCTATCTTGTCACGATTAGCGGCGACGTTCGCATTGTGCATCAGCAACTTCGTTTGATAATCGCGCTCCGTGCCGCTTAGTTTATTCCAATTCCTGCCATACATTTGCTTTGCCTTGGCGCGGGCGGCAGTTTCCAGCGCCTTATTGTGTGCGCGCTCTTGTGCCCGTTGCGCAGACCGCCCCTGCGGAGATAGCTTGCCGGACTCTATATCTGCGGCCATTTGATTGATCTGCTCAAATGGCGAAAGCTCGGCGTCTATCTTGGCCCGCAACGCATCTTTACGGGCGTCTTCTTTTTCCTTGTTGGCCTGCTTCTTTTCGCCCTCGGCCTGCTTTTTAGCACCGACTGCTTCTTTCATCACTTCCGCCGCTTTTAGTTGCAACGCTGGCTTGTCTAGGCTGTTCGCTTTATTGATTTGTTCAACCAGCGATGCGTATTCAGCCGTCAGCCTATTTAGTTTTTGCTGTCCGGTTAGCTCGGACTCCATCGCTTGCTTTTGTATGCTTCTCGCCCGTTCCTTTGTGCTGTCAATGTCGCTCTGGATCGCAAGCCCCATTTCCTTGAGCTTGTTCTGTATTTCTAAAGCCTCGTTTTCCAGTTCAAGCCATCGTGCCCCGCCCTCGCCAGCTTGCTCCTTTTTTATGTCCACCAACTTACTCGCAAGCCTTGCCATTTCTTGCGACTTCGACGGGGACGTGAGGGAAAAAGCCAAATCATCGCGGGTTGCCGCAAGCTGCGCAACCTTACTCTTGCTCTTTTTGGTTTCTATCTCTTCAAGTAGCAAAATCTGCTGTTCGTATTTTTCGTTTTCCGCCTCGATTGCTTTCCTAGCTAAAATACGCGAGCCGCTTGTGCTCCTTATCCTTTCGACCTCTTCTAGGTGATCCGATTCCGCCTTCATTATAGCGGCTTGCTGTTCACCATATATGCGGATGTTTTTTAAGTTCTCGGCTGCGCCGGTATTTTTTGCGGCAAGCAAGGAAAACGCTTCGGAGTTTTGGCCGTATTTTATAACAGTCTGCCCGAACCTATCCCATGCAGCGTTTGCTTGTTCTGTTTTTTGGACAAAATCAATAATGGCCGGGACAACGGCCAAAATAGTTCCGGCAACCGCACCCCTTACTGTTCCAGTAAGCGATGCTATCTGGGAGCCTTGCTGCGCAATGACGCGACTTAATGACATTCCCATTTGCAGAGAAATGGCAACATCCTGTAATTGATAGCCTAGATTCGTGGCCTTGTATGCCAAATTTCTTCCGCCCATAAACGAATCACCCCGTCGCGCCCCTCCCATGCCTGTGTATGTATTATGACCCGACTGATACGCCGCCCGCGCCGCACTCGCCTGCGCCCTCGTCATCTCATGCTGAACTAGGCTTCGATTCACCATGTCCATCCCTATCTTCGCCTCTTCCTGTTGGATGCGTTTGGTGATTTCTAGCTCCCTGAGTTTTTGCGCATTTAATCCAGCCTGAGATTCCGCAAGCTGTGCTTGCTCCCTGAGTTTTTGCGCATTTAATCCAGCCTGAGATTCCGCAAGCTGTGCTTGCTCCTTGGCTCGCTGCTTGGAAAGCATGAGCATTGATGTCTCTGTATTCTTCGCAAGCTCTACCGCTGCTGCTTGCGCCTCGATTTGTCTCCTTATTTTGGCTTCGCTTAAAACATCACTCTTCGCCATGCCCATCGCCCTTTCTTGCGAAAAGCCGAGTGACTTATATTCTGATGCCTTTTTTCGCAAAGAAATAACCTGCTCGATAGCGGCGACCTCGCTAGTTAATCCATCTGCTATGAACTTTTGCCGCTGAGATGCCAATATCGCTAGGACTTGCTTTTCATTATCGGCAACTCTCTTTGTGGACGCCTTCGCGTTCGCCTCCTGTGCCGCCATAATCTGCGCGTTCATCGCAGATTCCGTCATCTTTAGCGTGATCTCAATTTCTCCCTGGGCAGTGGCAGACATAGGTTGCGGCTTTCTATGCCCGCAAGCCGCGACTATTGCAAGGAAATTGCGTTAAGGCCTTACGACAAAATTAGACCCTTGCAGCATTTCACTTAGCACACCCTTGACAACCTTTTTGTCAATATACGCCTGAATGTCGCTTGTGGCGTTATTCAATGCCTGCTGAACAAACTCCATCCCTACCGTGTCTCCACCCCTAGATGTATTGTATAGCCTTACGCTGCAACGCTTATCTCCATTGTAGGTGACGCTAAAGGATTGCGCAGCCGTGCCGCTCGCCGCCTTGTCCACCATTGGCATATTGCGAGCCTTGAGCCGTGTCAGCTTGTGCTTCTTTTGCAGATAGGGAGACTTTTCGTGGAGGTCGCGGGCGCACCAGAGCCACCCGGCAGCTATGTATGCACGGGAAGCGATTCGCATTTTCAAAATGACGCTCATCACTTCTTTGACGGACTCTTTACTGAATGGACGGCCATTTTGTTTCAGCCATTGCAACGCGAGCCAAAATAACCTTGGTCGCGTAATCGTGCGCCCTTTGCCGCCGCTTGGTCTGCCGAGTGTGCCAGACACAGGAACGCTCATGTCGGCTTTAATTCGCTCTTTGGTGGCCTTCCTTGTCAACTGCACAAGTCCATCGCCTGTGCCGCTTCCAATGAGCACCTTCATAGCGGCATCCTGCACGATGTCCACAACGGGCGTGCGTGAAAGCTGCACTTTTTGAGCAAGTGCCTTGTTCAGCCCCGAAAAGTCATACTTTATGGTCACGCGCCGACTATGCGCGGGCGCGGGTTATTTGGCAAACAACTTTTGAAGTTCTTCCTTTGGGATATATCCACCAAGTCGCCAATACGCAATGAGTGCGTGCTTTATCCATAGGCTATTGCGAGGCTGCTTTCTTCCTCCAATGATTTACCATCGCCATGCCTTTTTTGCTCGATCCCAAGACCTTCCTTCCGCAAGTGCTTTTCTTGCCAGCGTTACGTATCCGCTGTTCGTGTTTGCGCAGTTTGTGATTTTCATTTGGCAAGCCTATCGGAAATATAGATACTTGATCACCCCGTAGGCAGTCATTCCAAGAATGAAACAAGCGGCTGCGATCAATTTGTCGAATGTGCTCATTTTGCAAGCTCAACAGTCTTTCCTGTGCGCTGCATCCATTTATTTCGTATGTCGTTAAACCACGGCAAAAACTCAACTTTAATCGAATCCAAAAGCGCAACGGCAAAAGGCGGCGGCGGGTCGAATGACATTGTGGGCTTTCCTGTTTCCTCGTTCAACGAAAGCGTTATTTCCACGCCTGCGCTGGTTTTAAGAACGTGAGTTTTTCCATCGGCACGGGCATCTATCTTCATGTCTGAATAGCAAATAAAACCCTCAAGCTGTTTTATCCTAGTGGGATGACGAAGAAGCCGAAGCGCCTTAGCCTCATGCTGCCTTATTCGCTCGCGATTAACTCCGAACTCTTTACCCACTTCCTCAAGTGTCCTTATTCCCCCGCCATCCAATCCAAACCGAAGCACGATAATCTGTGCCTCTCTATTTTTGGAATTATGTTGGGCGGGCTTAGTTCCGTTAAGTTGCCCAAGAATCTTTCCGATTATGGATCGCATTTCTTTAATATCCGTTGCGGATAAATGCCATTTGTCGCCCTCTGTCCCTGATTCCTTATCCCAGTCTGACGGGATGCTGTTCGGGTCAATTTCGTCCTCAAGCCAATCCACTGATTCTGATGTAGTTTTCATTTTGCAAGCACTGCGCGAAGTAGCTTCCCCTTTTCCGTCACCCGTTCGTATTTCACAAGAATCTTGTCGCCCACTTTCGGCAACCGAGCGAGCGATTGCACGGGCACGCCGCCAAACGATACGCCATTGCGAGCAACTTCCACGCTGCACTTGGCGATGTTCACGGCGGCAACTTCAAACACTTCCTGCTGGTAGTTTTTCCAGCGTTGGCAATAGGGAGTGCGACCTTCGATGTAGGGGGCATCCACGCGCTTGAACACGATGCCCTCGCCGCCCATTTCCTTCACGCGCTCGCACAGTTCGCGTTTTGCTTCCTCGCCAATGACGCGCTGGACAACTTCGCCTTTCCACACGTCACAAAGGATGTCGCGGCGTGCGCTGTTATCGCCAAGGACAGGCGCGCCCATCAACCCAAAGATGTCGAACGCCACAAAGCGGCCTGCGGGCATCTGTTCGCCGTCGAGAACGAAGTCGAATGAAAGCATTGCAAGAGCAACCGTTTCGCCGGCCAGTGCTACGCGGTTGCCCTCGCGGGTGATGCCATAGACTTCGTTGCCGCATTTAACCAGCCTGCGCCAGTCGCCATCGCATTTTTCTTCCGCCGCCCATAGCGGAGAATGGAAAAGCGGTTCGGGGTCTAGGCAATCGGTGAGAAGTTGGATGTTCATTGAACGCTGAACTTTGGCTTTTTGTTTTTTTGGTTTCATTGGTTTCCGCAAAGAAAGCGTATCGCCGCCATTCCGTCAACATTATTTTACGCTTTTTTTGATAGCCATGAAATCAGCCACATTCACGGGCTTCGATTTGCGGGTGTGCCGTAGCTGGTTCTTCCCCATTTCATTTGCCGTCGTAAGCCACCAAGTATTTTCCAGCCGTTCGCCGTCTGCCTGCGATAGCTCCCATAAGATTTGTTCGGGCGTCATACTGCCCAAGGTGACTGCCGAGATAGTGCCTACGTAGAACGCTGCACCGCCCGGCGTCAGACGTTTCCCGATGCGCTGCCCTTTGTGTCCGGCTCCACGCTCAATGCGTCAGACAGGTCTTTGTCTATTGCGTCAGACACTTCCATTGCCTCTTTGGTGCGCGCTGCGCTGTCAATGCCGAGCTTTTCCGCCCATTCCATAGCCTTTACGCGAAACGCGCTTGCGGCATCGCCACGGGCAGAATCGCATTGCGCGGGTGATTGCGTGCAAATGAACAGCTTCAAGATTGCCGACTCGATAACGCTGATGTCGTCGGTCCGCACGCGAAAGAACGTGACGCGGCGATTGAAGGAAAAAGGTTTAAGCGTGATGCCCGCGAAGGTGAACACGCGCCCCATGTCTTGCGAGATATGAGCGGGCGTTGATGGTGCGTTGTCGTCTGTCAGTGTTTCCATATTGGTTTTATTGGGTTAGATGTTGAACTGTCTCTGCGGTGGCGTCTTTGCCAAAAAATGCCCAGTCGCCGTTCTCCGCTTGCACCGCAAGGCTTGCGACGGCGTTTTTCATCATGGCTATCATGCGTGCCCGCTTCCCGTTCGGGCCAAGGGCGATTGCCAGTAGGGTTGCGGCTTCTTCCTCTTGGATAGTGTCAATATCCATGCGAAAATCGGCGTTTCTGATCGCCTGACACCCTTTTTCCCATCCTTTCAATACCACGGAAAGAAGCGGTGTTTTCTGGAAAAAGTAGGTGCATTGATCTACTAGGTCGAGTCGTTGCGCGTCCTGCGGCGTAAACGGGGTTTCCGTCTCCCATTTGCCACGGCTGACAAGATGCCGCTTGTGTTCGGCGAGAAACTTGTCCGTGTATGTCATCGCGCATGGGAACTGCGGATTTACCCACGGGACGCCTAGAAGCTCAAGCGTGATTGCGAGAGGAGTTGAAGGCGTCGAGAAAAACTGATCCATTGGTTTGATTGGTAAAAGCGCGTGGTATTATTGATGCCGCCACGCACGGCCTGTTGTTTTGGTTTAGGCGATTCCAGCGTATTGCTGGTATTCAGCCGAGAGAGTTTTCCAGCCCGTAGCGGATTGATCCACCTTGGCGCTGTTCATATACACGCCGCCCACAGCCATTGGCAGAAGCCCGTTGGCGGTTGCGCCCGTGACGCCGAGTGTGTTTGTCAGCGTGACGGCGGCGTAGAAAGTTGCGTCAACAATGCCCGTGGCAGAATTGATTTCGCCCGTGATGCTGATTTTGTTGCAAATCGCGCCACGCGCTTCGTTGATGCGCTCGCCTTCGCGGTTTGTGAGCGGGTCGGTGAACTCAGGCTCAAAGCTGAGTCCGAGAGATTTGATGAGGATGCCCGTTTCGTCGGCGGGGATTCCGTGCGTTGGGCCTGCTGTTCCGATGATAGTCATGGTATAAAAAAGTAAGAGTAAGAGTTTCATGCGGATTGGTTGGGATTGGTTTTGTTGCTTATTGCAACTTAGTGGCGATTAGTCAAGACGTAACTACGCGAAAAGTTCGTGACCATTCGCGCACTTGCGATCCCGGCCCTTGCCGACTTCCGCCGTCTGCGGCTTTGATTTGAAAATAGCCGTTCGTTGCGCCGTAAAGCGTGTTGAAAAGAGCCGTGGTTGCTGCCGGTGGAGAGCCAGCAAAAGCGGCGTCAATGGCCGTGCTCCATAGCTGCAACTTCGCCATGTCGGTAATGCTGGCAAGCCGCATTTCAACGGTCAACTCCGCGCCCCAACGGGACGGCGCTTCTCCCTCATCTTTGTTGCCAAGCTCCACCTCTCGCGGGTCGCATTTCACGATGATTCTGTCCTTGTCCGCGCCATCGTCAACGTCGCGGTGCAATGCCGCTGGCAAATCCGTCTGCGCGGCGAGAATGGTAATGACCATGCGCTCAATATCGTATTCAGCGAAGTTGCTCATAAGCCTGCGCGCTTTCCAAGTTTCAAGTAAATCATGCCGTCGTGAATGTTCGTATCCATTACGTCATACGTGCCATCCGCCCCACTAGAAGCCGCAATAACGGCGGTATTGTTCTTGACTGGCAAGGTTGCCCATGAAGATACCTTCGAGCTGATTTGCGGCCCGTCTGGATCGCACGTTGCGCCATCGAATATCTGCGCGTCAATCGGGTTGTCACCAACAAGGATGTCGGTTGCCGTGATTGCGCCGATTGTCAGCGTGGGCGATGAACCGCGAGCTTCATTGATCGAAGTCACAAGTTCGTCAAAAGCTGCGGTGATAAGGCTCATGTTTTAGTAAAAAGGCCGCGCCCGTATCGCTACGATGCGCGGCCCTTTTGAAGCTGCTATTGCGGGTCGCTATTAGCCAACGATGATTGCGAGATGTTCGGGTTTGATAACCGTGACGCCCCAACAGACACCAACCTCGTAATGCACCATGCGGTCGCCGGGATACATCGAAAGCTCGAAAGAGATTCCGCTGAGTGGGTCGGTGATTACTTGGCGGTCAGTGGCGAGGTCGCCCTTCACGCTTGCGGGGAGGCGGGTGGAAAGGAGGATGGAGTTGCGGCTAAATGCAGTGTTGCGGGCAGAAGTTCCAAAGACGGTAATCGCTTTGGTTGCCGCGCTCATTGCAACGCGCAAGCCGGGTTCAGCCAGTGTGATTGTGCCGCCGTTGGAAACATCGCCATCTCCGCTTGCAACTACATACTTATTGCTGTCGCCAGCAAAGGTGATGATGTCGCCCGCGAGGATAGTGCCAGTTCCGGCTGATGCCAGCGTGAGAACGGTTGCGCCGACTGCGTAGCCTGCATTATCCGTGGTCGCGCTTGCGGCGGTTCCTTTCGTGGTTGTCTGAATCTGAGCGGATTCGCGGAGGTTGAATCCAAAGAGATTGCCGAGCAAGCCTTGACGCAAGAGACTTCCGCCGTCGCCAGCTTCGTTCACTTTGTAAAGGTTGCTTGTCGAGCGAAGGGCAACGCCCGCCGTGGTGTCAAAGACGCTGGTGCGATCCGTGGAAGGCGCGCCGTTGTCGTCGAGAATCTTTTTAGCCTGCGCCCAATCCGCGAGGACGGGAGCCGTGCCAGCGGTTGCGCCGAAAGCGCGTGATGCACCGTTCTTTGCGGCAACTGCGATGTCCACTTCGATTTCGTTCACAGCGGCACGAAGTGCTTGCGCGATCTGCTGCTCGTTGATGGACAGATAGCCGGGGCCTGCGTCCATTGCTTTGCGCTCTTCGTTCTGCCAAGAGAACGGGAAAGCGCGCTGCTTAGTGAGCGAGTGCGATTTGCTGCCGATGGTTTGATAGGCGGCGGTCGGAAACGCCATTGCGGGCGTGATGTCCTTACCTGCCGAGTTGACTGGTGCTTGCGGGATGTAGATAGTTTGACCAACGGCGAGCATTTCGGCGCTAGGGTCAAGCTGAACGGATGGAATGAAGCCAACCAGTTCACGCGACACAACATTAAGTGCGCGGTAAGCGGAAGGAATCAGGTTGGTAAGTGTATTAGCCATTTGAGTTAGTTATTTGAGAGTTGTGAGTTGTGATTGGTTAGTCTTTAATCTTTCCGCCATTCATGCAGTGGGCGGCTTGCTCGCTTGGTGAAAGAGCGGTGAACGCAGAGCGCGAAAGCACATTTGCGCCGGATGTTTCGGATGAAAATGCGGTTGGTTTGGATTTGAACTCGTTCTCCAAAACCCACTCTTTGAAATCTGGTAGCGATTTGCCATCCTCGATGTGAGTAAAGAGCGCGTCGTTTAGATCAATGTGGCGAAGTGCGGAAATGTCTTTTGCCCACTTGCGAAGTTCTGCAACGCGAGTGCGTTCGCCAGAAATTGCGGAGGCTTTTACTTCCTCTGCCGATAGTTCAGCGGCGGGAGTTTCAACGGGCGTTTCCGTAGGAGTTTCCACAACTGCGGGCGCGGGAGTTTCGGCTGGTGTCGGTGTTTCCACTGGCGTTTCTGCGACTTCGTTTTCCTTCGTCATGTTTTGCTTATTGCAACTTACTTGCGTTAAGTCAAGCGCCTTTTTCTCGCCGATGTTGATTTCTTTGAGTCCGCACTTGGGCTCTTCGCTGCGAGAACGTCCAAGGCCAACCGTAGGATCGGCGGGAATTGTCACTAGCGATGCTTCGTGAATTGCGAATTTGAATTTGTATGCGGGGATTCCCTCAATCTCTCCGATTGGCGTTCCGTCGTCCGTAACCTCGTAGCCGATGGAGGTGTCTTTCAATATGCCTTCCTCAACGCGAGTCTTGTAGCTGGCAACGTCCGGAGCGTTTGATAGCTTGGCGTTAACGTAGCAGCGCCCGTTCTCAATCGAAGGTGAATCAATCAGTCCGATTTGAATGTCGCGTTTGTGATTAAACAGCAATGCCGCGCCGTTGCTAAGACGGGACAAATCAATGCTGCCTTCGCTGTGGTCGAGCACCTCGTAGTATTGTTCACCGTCTGCCCAATTATAGCGGAGGTATGGAATGTCGCTGCAAATGCTTAGGCGCAATGTGCCATTGTCAACTTGTGACATTCCTTCGCGGAATAGTTGGTTTGGAATCTTGAGAGTTTTCATCGTGTTAAAAGTTTGGTTTCTTGCGTTAGTAATGGTTTCGGGATTGGCAGGAATTTAATCTTCTTCTTCTTCCATTTCTGGTTTTGGATTGGTTGCGGCTGCATCTTCATCGTCTAGTTCCTCGGCGGTTTGATTGACTTGTTCCATTGTGTCTGCTGTGGTCGCGCATGACATACCAAGGCTTTCCAACATCATTTCTTCCTCGGCTAGTTGAATGATGGTATCCTCAAAGTCGCCGCTCTCGCCGCATACGCCGCTTTCAATGACTGCGGTGCGCGATGTGAACTTATTGGAGATTGCGGAAGCTGCCGCATTGACTTCCTTCATCGGGTCAACGCCCGGCCAACGACGCGCTTGGAAATGCGGCTTGTTGAACTTCTCAAACTTGGAGACTGGCAGCTTAATTGCCTGCGTGATGAGTGCCATTTTCAGCCACTCTTCAAAGATGCGACGTTCGGCCATTTCAATATCGAACTCTTGGAGCATCTGCCACGCGCCCGTTGTCGAGAGGCGATCCAATCGGCCCGCGCTGAAATTGATCTCCGCGTAGTTTTGGCCAATCACAGGGAATGAAGCGCCGGGAAGTCCCGCGCAGAACTCGCGGAGGTTTTCGTTTCGGAACGCGCCAAAGTTTTGATTTGGGTTGTTCGGATTGTTGATGGTTGCCTTAATGCCGGGCGGCAATCCTATCATGCCGCCGGGATTCATCTGCATTGCCAGTTGATTAAGATCGCGAGGGTCTGGCGCGGCAACCGTTGTGGCGTCCTCGCCGCCAAGCTCAGACTCGAAAAAGATGTTTGAGCACGCACCTACGCGAGCCGCAACAACTGCCGCCTCGGTGTATTTCTGCAACTGGCGCGCATTACTCATGATCGCCGTCGCCCAAGGAACTGGACGGCTGATGTCTGAGTTGTTGTCGAACTTCGCGTAGTGGATAATGTCGTCGGCTAAAATACGCTCGTGCGTGTCTTTGCCGTTCGTTCCGTAAGACACGGGCACAACGCCTTGCCATTGATTAAACGAAGGGCGGCGGAAGTGATACGCAACAGGAACAAGCCCGCTGGCGTCGTATTCGATGCCCATGCGGATAGTGTTGCCCTCTCCCGGTTGCCCCTTTGCAATCTTTTGGTTCAATCGCCAGTCGCACCATTCCGTGTTGATGTGCTGAATCTTGATTCCGTATTTATATTTCGGATCGCGCAGGAAACGGATGAAGTGATCTCCGTCACGGGCGCACGAACGCAATCGCAGCATCCGGCTTTCGTTGTAGGATAGTCGCCCTGTGATTGTGCAGTTCTCTTTGCGCTGCCAATCGAGCCATGCACGTTCAATGTAGCTGTTGGCGTAGATGTCGGGCGCTCCTGCTTTGATTGTCGCCGCACCGCGCTTTTCTTCGTAGCCTCGCACGAAAATAGGGCGCTCGCCTTTCTTGACGAGATGCTTGTTCACCCTATCTCTGCGCTGCCAATGTCCGCGAATCTTTTGCTTTTCCTCTTCAACGTGAACCACGCGATCCGATTCCTCTTGAATCTTCATGCGTAGGCGTATGCCTTGCGGCCCGTGAACATTCACCGCCATTTCGTCGCCGTAGGCTTGAAGGTATGGGTTGGTTTTCCACAAGTCGCGGGAGTAATTCAGCAAATCCAACTGATTCGCCAAAATATCCGACTCCATTGAAATGTTATTCACGCTCCAATCTGGACTCAGCTTTTTAAGCTGCTGCATGAGCGCCGTGTAATCGCGCACAAGCGGCTTTTCCTGCGGAGATGCCTGTTTCACTTGTCTAGTTTTTGCTTTCGCTGGCATTTTATTGGAAATATGGCGCTATCGAGCGCGTTTTTGGTTGTCCGCGAAGTCCTGCCTGCTGTGCGCGTTCTGCGTCGAGTCGTTGCTTGAGTTGCGAAATTATGCTGACAAGCGAAGATTGGTTTTCCTTCGTGAAGCTCTGCCCGTTAAACGAAACACTGCTGTTTTTGTTTGCCAGCAATGAAAGTAGCGCCGTGTTTGCGGCGTCGTATTGCTGCTCAGTGACCGATTTTGTCAGCGTTGCACCAAGATTCGGAAGAAATACAATCGTGCCAGTTAGCGCGGTGGCTGTTTCGCTGGTTGCTGTCTCCGTGACGCGGATCGCATAGTCATACGTGCCCGCCGCCATCGCCGCGCTGGTCGCCGCTGACAAGACAAACACGAAGTCGTTTCCGCTCGCGCTTCCTGACACGCTGGTTGGCGCGGTGCCCGCGATGTTGAACTTTAGCGCGGCGGTGTAGGTGCTGGCGGGGTAGCTGCCGAAACCTAGCTGAACGCGCAGGGTGTCGCCGCACTCTACGACATCGGGCATTTGTTGAAGTGTCTGAACGGCCATTTCCGTGCTGCTATGCACGAAACACTAACGCAAGTCAATTACATTATCGCGTTGACAATTATCAACATATCATTGATTATTAAGGTCAATGGACTTACCCATTGACATAATGACGGATACGCTGACAGACGCGCAGTTGGAGGCCTTGGCTGATGAAGCTGAGTGTGCTCGCCGCGAGGATGCGTTTCTTGCCGCGCTAGAGCGTGAGCGGGAATCGGCTGGTGTATTTGTGATTTAAGCGCCGACACGCGGATCACCTTGTGTGTGATCGTCTCCGTCGTCTTTTTTCCACCCCTCGTTGTCGCCTTCGTCCTCGTCGTCTTGTGCGTCTGGAATGTTTTGCACATCGAGCTTGTAAGCGGCGGCGAGTGCCAGCCCGTGAGCGGAAAAGATACTGCCGCTGTGTTCTAGTATCGGGTCACGCGATTGCTTTTGTGCGCAGACGATTACAAACTCAAGAAAGTGGTCGCCGAGTATTGCGGCGACTTTCTGCATGGCTTGTTCTGCGGCTTCGTTCATCTGTGAAAGTGATTAGGGTGCCGATAATCATGCCGTGCGTTTCGTCCTGGTCGTAGTCAGGGAAGAAATTTCCGTTTCCGATTTTTGCGACCGCGCCACCTGAGCCGGTAAAACATATTGCCGACCACGAACACCGCGAGAACGAGCGAGCCAGCCGTGATTGCCTGTGGGAGTCCGGGTTCATTCATGGGATTATCCTTGCGCGATGCTGTAAGCGTCAACCATAGATTGTCTGATTGCTTCCATAACATCTTCGGGTGATTGAAAATTGTGCCCGTGCTTTTGCCAGCCGCGAATGTCGGACATCAGTTCAAGGATGGCCGACGCCATTTCCGGCGCACCAACGGCCCAACGGTGTTCTGTGTCCTCGACTGGCAGGTTGAATGTTAAAGTTGCAGTCATCGTGGTCTTAGGAATTGTTTCAGAAAATCTGGAATATCTGCGCCGTTTTTCTTTGGAATGTCATACTCGCCTTCCTCAAGTGCAATCTCAAAAGTGCGGTTGAAGAAGTGGCGCACGCCGGCGGCGGAAAACGTGACATTTGCCGCAAGTAATGCGGGGTTTTTCCTGACAAACGCCGCCCATAGCTCGTCTTTGGTCATGCGTATATCCTCCCGTCAACGATGCGGTAATTGTTCACTTCAAACTTGCCCTCACTATCCGTCTCCACCTTGGCATAGCCCAAATTCCATTTATTTAATGGCGCATAGCGCGGATGCAGGTCACATAACGCGCCGATTGAGAACGCGCTAACAACCTTTCCGTCAAGGTCGCTCTCGCTGTGCTGCGATGTCTGATGGAAGTGCGAGCACATCACATTTACCTTTGCCCGCATAAACAAGCCACGCGCTGGATTCACGGGGTTGCTGATTGAAAAGCGGTATTCGTGGCCGTGGAGAACGAATAGCTTTCCTAAGCGGATCGGTCTCATGTTGTCCACCATTTCGATGCCGAGCTTGTCGGCGTGTGTCAGTTTTGCCAAATCGAAGTCGGGCACATCGAGAAAGACGGCGTGGTCTTTCTTCATCGCAATCATGTAGCGATCTTCGTGGTTGCCGAGCTTCCAAATAATGCGCGCCTTCGGAAAGTTTTCGCGCAAGGTTTCAAAGAAAGCAATCGTGTAGGACAACTCTTCCTTGAACGGGTAATAGCGTGGATCGTTTTCCCATCGCCCGTGCTTGTAGCAATCCATGATGTCTCCATTTAGGAGTATAACGTCGCACTTATCCCGCTTCCCTTGTTTCAGCGCCAAAATCAGCGCCTTGTCATCATGGAACGGGATGTGAATATCAGACAGCACAAGGCACCGCGCCTTGCCGTCCACGTCGAAGGTGCGCCAGTCAATTTCGCGGGATCCTACGGGCACGCCTTCCCATTCACCAGCATTGCGCTTGGGGCGGACAAGATCGGCAACCGCCCTTTTTTGATTGCTCGGCCCAAGAAGTCCCATCACATTTCTTACTGCGGTGCGGGCGCGTTCTACGGTGGTAAAAAGGTGAGGGTGATCTCGATTCAACATCCTCGCCAGTGTTCGCGCTGGAAGAGTGGGGAAGCGGCGACAAAGATTCACGGCCTCGGTTTTCACGGGTGCTTCTTTGGTCATGGAACCATTGCCTAGTCTTGCATCCATTAGTTGTAAAGCGGAAAAGATTTATCTTGCCGCCGCCCGCAATGGCGGCTTTCTTTCGCGTCAACCAATCTAAATATGAAACGCTATTGGAGCACGCCCACCGTTCTCGATAAAGAGAGAATGACGAAACAGCAGTTGATCGAGTCCGATCAATTCGACGCGAAGCTAGACGACGCTGCCGTGATCGCCATGCAAACCATAGATGCGGACTGCAATGACTGCCGCCATTTCAAGCGCGGGGCGATGAAGAAAGTTGGCTGGTTGACTCGATTTTCCGGTCATTGCCTAAAGCTGGATGTGCCAGCTACGGCGTGGCCGACGCAATATAGCGGGCATCCGTGCTTTGAACATAGGCGCGGTTAAATCCACGCCCCCGCAGGCTGATGGATGAAGCCAATCGGCCTTTTCTGCTCCTTCGGTTCTGGCGGCTGCTCCTTTGGCTTTCCGTCCTCAATAATCTTTGCCTCAATCGCGTCAAAATTCCACTGGCGCAAACGGAACGCGGCGAGGTTGCCAACGGCCAAGTCAAGCCCTTCGTCTTTTAGGTGCGCTGTGTTGAGGAACTTTCGCACGTCCTCAATCTTGCCCTTCACTTTCTCAAATACGATAGTCGGGATGCCGGTGCAAAGCTGGCGGAAATACTGTTCATCGTAACGCTTATTGTAGTGCATGAAGCCGTCCGGGTGTTTTCCCTCTGCATCTGGCGTCATTCTCAGCCTTTGATTGATCAAATCCTTCGCTTCCCATGTGCCGATATGGTAGCCCTTCAAGTTTTTGGAGATGGTTTTCCAATTCCTGTCAATAATCGGGTGCCCGTGCTGCCCCATGCCCTTGCTTGCGCGCACTTTGCCCGTCACTCCTTCAATCGGCTTCTCGGCGAGCCATTGCAGGAAGCTGAACACGTATTCAGACGCCCATCCGCCGTCTATCATGGCGATACTCAACCCGATTTCACCGCCAAGTGCGTGCTTAAACTTGCGACGGAACTCCTGACAAAGCGATTTGCGCCACACTTCAACGTCCCGCGTGTTTCCGTCGAGAACAACGTGATCCATGCCCCATGATTCACCGTTCCTGCCGTGTGCTTTCCATTCCACTTCAAGGCGATTCACTTGAACGTCCACAAAAGCGGTGAGCACAAGCCCGCGCTCCGGCACAATTAGGCCGTAATCTTCACGCTTGTCATAAACCGCCTTCCATTCAGGCGGCGTTTCCGTTTCGTCGGTCGGATCGAATGGCAGCGCATCCACGGTATTGACAAGCACGCGCATTGCACGGCGCGGCTCTTCGCTGGCGGCAACTTCTAGCTCTTGCTGTGCCAACATCCCAAGGAAACCAGCGGGATATTTTACGGGGTCGGTCGGGTGCGGCCAAAGCATTGCGCCTGCGTGAAAGCCGCGCATCCCTTTGAACTCATTCCTTGCCCGCCAGTTGTCAAACCCCTGTTTGTGCGCCATCTGATAACGCTCTTCATCGGTCAACAACTCCTTGCACATCGGGCACTCCATGCGCGCTTCGTGCGGCTTGTCCTTGTCGTAGCGAAGCATCTTTCGTGACATGACGTAAGGCTCACCGCCACAGCGCACGCACGTAGAAAACCACTCATTAAAATCTGAGTTTTCCAAGTCGGCAGCAATGCGCGAGTTGCCCAATAGCGACGGGTAGCTTGCGGAGACACGAACGGTATCAGGATATTCAGAACCACGTTTCCAGAAGATTTGCACCTGATCGCCTTCGTCGGTCTGTTCCTTGGTGATTGCGTCTTTTTCGTCAATGATGAGAAACGATCCCTTTGCGCGCCTAAGCTCGCCCGCTGCGTTCGCCCCGAACATCCCGATCAATCCGCCGGGAAACTTCTTGTGCAGTATCGTGTTGCTGGTGATTCGACGGTTGCCCTTGCTGCCGTAATCATTAAGGCAAGGCGTGGTGTCCAATAGCTCGCCGCATAGGTTGTCTTTGCTGAACTTCTCCACCTGTCCAGTCGTCGGCATCATGTAGAGAATCTTGCGGGGCGCTTGGTCTATGGTGTAGCCAATGGCGAGCAATATGACGGTGGATTTTAGCCCGCGAGAAAATATCTGATAGCTGGTTTCAATCACGCGCCGGTCGAACATACTGCGATACATCCCTAATGTGTAGGGCGCGAACTCCCACTTGAACCGCCCGCCATTTGGTAGGCGATAGACTTCTTCCGCCCATTCCTCCGGGGCCATCTTCGACCACGGCGCAAAGTTCTTCTGTATTTGTAGCGCGATGCTCTGGCGGTAGGATGCGGCGGAAATGGTGTCGGTCATACCGCCTCTTTCACCTTGTCCGCAATGTCGCGGTGCTGAGTGTAAATGTCGTTAATCAGTTCCTCGGTAAGCGTCTTTCCCGTGTGCGCCTTCAGCATTGCGGCCATGTTCGCAAATGCCTCTTGGTTGATTTGTTCCACGACTTCAAGAGGTATTCGCTCTTTGCGGAGGACTTCGTTTTGTAGGTCAATCTGCTGCTTGCGAGCAATCGCTAGTTCTTTTTGCGCCTGCTCGGTGCTAACGGCTGAACTATCGCCGCCGCCAGTCCCGCCGCAATAGAGGGCTTCCAGCAATGCGGGTGCTTCATACTTCTTCGCCGTCCCGTTCTCGCCGCCAAGAAACGGGAGATTCGCCGCACGCCGCGTAACTGTGGTGGGCGACTTGCCTGTAAGTCGGCTGGCCTGATTTACTCCGAGGTATTCCATAGAGTTGTCGAATTGGTTGGATTGGAAAAGATGCGCCCGCCACGGATGAAAAACACCAAAGACCGCAACGGGCGCGAGGAAAGCTATGCACTAGATGCAAGTGGGTGTCAAAACCTTTATCTGTAAAAAGCGTATAATCTTGACACGATCAAAACTTAGCCTTACGGGTCGCGCCCGTTCGACGAAACGCAAGCGAACTAAAACATTCTTCCCAAATCTCCCGCAAACGTGGTTGGGTCAAGACGCCCGAAAACAGATGGATAAAAACTATCCAGCACCGTTCACTCTTAGTATTTTCGTAGCTAGGGGAAAATCGCTGTGCGGAACC